TTTATCTTTTGAACAATTTGAAATTTTTTGGCAAAAACCTTGTACATATTGTAATTCAAAAATAGAAACAATAGGTATAGACAGAATAGAATCTGAAAAAGGTTATATATTAGACAACTGTGTTCCTTGTTGTAGTATGTGCAATGTTATAAAAGGTACATTAAGAGAAGAATTTTTTATAAATCATATTCAAAAAATAGCAAAGTTTTATGATAACGGAAAAACTAACATGGGTCAAACAGAAATTGACTTTACATCCTGAATTAAGGGACAGTAACGAAAGGTTGTACTATCACTATTTATTAGAAATAGGATACGATACAACAAAAACAATAAAAGACGTATTAAAAGATATGGAGCAACGTAATATCCCTTACATTGATTCTTTTGGAAGAGCAAGTCGTAAAATACAAGAAGAGTATCCTGAATTAAGAGGAGTATCTTACACAAAAAGAGTGACTGAAAAAGAACAAAAAGTAAAACAGGAAGTTAGGGATTTTAAGAAATAATCCGTATCTTTAATACATAAAAACAATCTAAAAATTTATTAACACATGGGACAACTTGTATTTGTTGTAGGAAAAAGTGGGACTGGTAAGTCTACGTCATTAAGGAATTTAAATCCTGACGAAACAGTATTAATTAATACTGACCAAAAAGCATTACCTTTTAAGCAATTTGGTTTAAAGTATAACGAGGAGAAAGGAAATTATTGTAAGACTTCAGATGTACATGAAGTAATCGCAGCTTTAAAGAAAGCTCACGGTAATCCTAAAGTTAAAACTATTGTAATCGACACATGGAGTCGTATTATGACTGATGCAGTTATGAGTCCTTCGTTTAGAAGTGAGAAAGGTTTTGACAAGTATGGTAAATTTGCAGCTAACCAATATGACTTAATTAACATTATCAATGATAAGTTAAGAGAAGACATTATTGTGTATCTGTTTGCTCATCCAGAAACTCATTATGATGAAGCAGGATTTACATCAGAACGTATTGGTGTTCAGGGTAAAATGTTAGAACGTTTTGTACCTGAAAGCTTTAGTTCTATTGTATTGTATGCTGAAATAGTTAGAACACCTGGACAACCTAACAAACATGTATTTAGAACAGTAAATTCTAACGATACTTGTAAAACACCAATAGAAATGTTTCCTGATGTTGCTGTAGATAATGACTTAGTAGAAGTAAACGCAGCAATCAGAGAATATTACGCAATTTAAATTAACAAACAAATAAATAAAATCATGGAGGATTTAATTTGGAATGACGTACCAAAACAACGTCAAAGAAAAGTAGAAAGATTTGATACACCTGTAGTATCACTAAATGCAATTACACGTGTGGGTGCAGGACGCAAATTTGTATTTAACAAGGCAGCACAAGAATTGTTAGGTATCAAAGGTAAAGATAGAGTTTCTTTTGGGTTTACTAAAGATGGACAACATATCTTTTTACGTAAATCAAATAGTGATGCAGGTTACGAGTTAACTCAAGTTTGTACTATTAGTGATAAAAAAACTTACGAGTTTATTGCTAAACAATGTAATTTAAACATTGAAGAAGAAAATCATTTTGATGTAGTAGCTGTAGAAGGTGCTTCACATTTTGAAATGTTGTATCGTCCGATGGTTGGAGAAATGGAAGTTGTTGAATTCTTAGCTAAAAATGCTGTAGAGATTACTGCTGAAAACTTTGGTGTAAGAGATTTAGGGACTATTGTTGATGAAACTATGAGTGTAGAAGATTCAGTAATGCAAGAAGTATTAGGTCAAGAGATTGCTGAAGAAGAAGCTTTAGATGCAATTGCTGAAGAAGTACTAGCTGAAGAAGTTGTTGAAGAAACTATTGATGACATTGTAGAAGACGATTTTACTGCTTTTGAAGAAGAAGAAGAAGTAGAAGAGGAAGACGAGTGGTAATATGCAACAAGTAAAGACTGCGAGATTTATCGAGAATCTCGTAGTTTTAATAAAGTAAAATAAGATAAATTAAATAAATAAAACAAATAGTATGTATAATTTGAATGACGCATCTTTTGATGCAAAAGCTGGAGTAGCAATTTTTAATGACGGAGTAGCAGGTATTGCTGAAAATGTAACAATGACTATTGCTAAGAAAAAAGCAGAAGATAAAGCAGGTTCTCCTGATTACAAGTTGACATTCACAGATGCTAATGGAGGTAGCTGTAATACTTCAATGTGGTATGTAACTGAAGCTACTGCTTATGCAACTGTTGAAGAATTAGTAAAAAAACAAGGTACTATTCTTAAACATGTACTTCACGCTATTTATGGTAGTACTTACCAAATTCCTGGAACATTTAATTCTCCTCAAGAGTTGTTAGATGGTTGTATGAAACTAATCAGAGACGGTATCGCAGGAGGTCTTAAATTTAGAGTATTTGCTAACTATGGTTCTACTCAAAGTGTTAAGAAATATATCCAACCTCGTAGCTGGGTTCCTTTCTTAGAACCGATGACGGTTGCTTTGGAAGATACACGTTTGAAAGCAGGTAACATTGACGCAATGGCTCGTATCGAAGAGTCTAATATGGGAGGTGGTGCTGCTAATCCGAATACTTTGGTAGACGGTGATGATTGGTAGAATAAAATAAACAATTATTTTTGTGGAAGAGGGCTCTAATGTCCTCTTCCTTTTTTATGAAAGAAATAAATCTAAATTCAATCGTATTTAATAGTCTTATTACTAAAGAAGATATTTTAAAATATGTAACTCAAGAGCAAATATATTCTCACTATTTAGGAGAAAGTATTACAGAATTAGGTGTATTTAATAGTCCGTTACGAGAAGATAACGTACCTTCTTTTGCTTTGTATTTTCATCGAGGAGATAGAAATACGTTAATGTTTAAAGATTATGCAACAGGTGACTGTGGAGATTTTGTGGTGTTGGTGATGAAGCTGTTTGATATTAATTATCCAGAAGCACTAAAAAAGATTGCATTTGATTTAGGGTTATCATCTTTTGACATAGATGTAAATAAACAGGTAGTACAATACACTAGAATTGTAAATAAAGGAGGTGTAGAATTAGGAGTAAGGGTAAGAGATTGGGAGTATAAGGATAAACAGTATTGGTCGAGTTATGGAATTAGTAAGGCAACATTAGCAAAGTTTAATGTACATCCTATAAGCTATGTGTTTTACAACGGTACAGCAGTCAAAGCTGCTTCACAAGCGTATGTGTACGTAGAAGAAAAAGATGGTAAAGTGTCTTATAAAATTTATCAACCACTAGAAGTAAAACAGAAAAAGTGGATAAACAATGCGAACTATTCTGTACATCAAGGATACACTCAACTACCTCCTATTGGCACACTATTGATAATTACTAAATCTCTTAAAGACGTGATGAGTTTACATGATTGTGTTGGTATTTCTAGTATTGGTTTACAATCTGAATCAGTAATGATGAAAGATACCGTTATGGATGAATACAAACAAAGATTTAATCAAGTAATATGTCTATTTGACAATGATGAAGCAGGTACAAAGTTATCTGAAAACTTCTCAAAACAATTTAACATTCCCCACATCTTTGTACCTAAAGAACCTAAAGTTAAAGACTTTAGTGATTTAGTCAAAGCTAAGGGAAAAGAACAAGCTGTTCAAATTTTAAAACAATTAATAAGTGAAATATGATATACGAATATTATTGTAAAGATTGTGGAGAATCTTTTGAATCTCCTAATCCACAAACTTGTTGTGCAGAATGTATAAGTTTAAACATTAAACAATATGAAATTAGAGACGAAGAAACAAATTGAATTTGCTACTAATTCTTCATTTGAAAGTATAGATGCTACTATTAGTTCTACAGATATGCACAAACTATGGGACATGTTACAAAACCCTTACAAGGATAATATATCCAGTATTGTAAGAGAATGTACAAGTAACAGTTTTGATGCTCATGCAGAAGCAATGTTTATTAAAGAACATTCTTTAGAGGAAATTAGAGCAGAATATGGTATTTATAATACAGTTGAAGATAAAGAATTATTATTATTAAAACAACATGTAGCACATTGTAATAACGATGCTGTTGCAGTAAGTTTAGAAAAAGACCAAACAGGTTGGTATTGGTCAACAGAAGACGTAGGTGTAGGTTTATCACCTTCAAGAGTACGTACAGTTTTTGTTAATTATTTAAAATCTACCAAAGAATTAAGTAATACAATGATTGGTGCTTTTGGTTTAGGTTCTAAGTCACCTTTATCTTATTCTGATGTATTTTTTATTCGTACTAGATACAACAGTATAGAGTATAATTACATGTTACGTAAAGGAGAAAACGGTCCTGCTTTAGATGTAATTAGTGAAGAACCTACTACAGAAAAGAATGGTACAGAAATTAAGATTTACTTAAACACAGAAAACGATATAAGATTATTTAGAACAGCATGTGAAAAACAATTAGCTTATTTTAATAATGTGTATTTTTCTTATAACACGTATGTAAACAATGAATACCAAATAATCAAAGGTGATAATTGGGTAGCAACTACTAAAGATAAACCTTATTCAGGATTACATATTTGTTTGGGAACTGTTGCTTATCCAATAGATTGGAACATCTTAGAAATGTCAAGTATTGATTTACCTATTGCATTGCAATTTGAAATTGGAGAATTAGATGTTATTCAAACACGAGAAGATGTTAAGTATACTCCTAGAACCAAAGAAGCAATATTGGCTAAGATTATTGAATTACGTAAAGAACTTAAAAACCGTTGGAATCAAGTAGATAAGCAATGTACGTCAATCGAAGAGTATTACGATAAAAGAGAAATTGTACCAACATTAAGTTTCTTAAATAATGCTATTACTTTCCGTATTAAAGATTTTATAGGAATGGAACACAGTGGGTATTATTATAAACCTTTCAAAGACGCAGGATTGGTTGATAAATTACTACCTAGTTATCGTAATGGTATATTCTTTGAATACTTAATTACGGGACAATTTCAAGCAAGATTTCAATCACAAAATTGGCAACCTGACTTTAGTAATTTTAAAAACGGTAAAATTTACAGAATCACAGGAACACACGAACCTAAAAAAAGTAAATTTATTTTAGAAACAAACAGGTACAATAGTATTTTATTACTTCGTAAACAAAAGAAATCGTTAAAAGACTACAAACACTTTTTAAAACTAAATTTAGTACACAAATCTCAATGGAGAACTATTATTAGTACGTATCAAAAAGAAATACAAAAGTTAGTAGTATCGTTAACTACATCTTATGATAAAACAGTTATTACTCAAGAATGGTTAGATTCTCAGAAACAAACAAGAGCCAAAAAAGATAATACTGTTATTAAAGTTGTAAGGTATGATTTAAGTGCTAGTCCGTATAGTCACCCTTTTAATGCATCTTGGTCTGCTAAAGTTACTGAGTTTTTACAAAAACCTAGAAATACATTTATTGTAGGTACTCAAGAAGATAAGCAAATAATGCGATTGATACACAATACTTATGCTTGGTTTACTAAAACACCTGGAAAGTTTTTAACACGATTAGAAGTAGCACCAACAAACATTAAAAAATTAAAAGATGTGAGAAACTTAGTAACAAAAGAATCCTTTATGTCTGAGGATAATACCGTATTTAGAAGAACTATGAGTTTTCTTAAACTACATAAAACACACAAAAGAGAAATTGAAATTGCTTTAAGAGCTAAATACAACAAATATGATGTGTTAAAACATGTATGTCCTTCTATAGTAACTAGGTATAAATATTTTGAAAGTATTTTTAATAATTTTCAAAGTTTATTAGATTTAGACAAAAACACAAAGTTTTTATCTGAAACGTGCTATGCATTAGCTGAGCAAAATGATTTATGGGATTTAAAGTTTGAACAAGAGTTTTTACAAGTAATTAAGGATTTAAAATTAGTTACATTAAATTTTATTGACTTAGATGATTATAATGAATATCGTAGTACAAAATCTCAGCAAATAGTTAACACTAAAGTGATTGATTTTGTATTTGATTATTTGTATATGAAGAAAAATATGGATCCTAAGTACAAAGCAATTCCTTTAAATCTTCACATGTTGATTACAGCAAGAGGTAAACATCAAACACCAAAAAAAGTTAAAACTCCTAAAGTAAATGTAGAAACATTATTGAAGGAGGAAGTAGAACTAACAATTAATTAGTATGCATAAAGATTATTTTGGAAACACAATTGAAGTAGGTGATACTATCTTACGTCCTATGTGGGCACAATTACAAGAACGCACAGTAGCTAAAGTTACACCTAAAGCAATTTTTGTAAATGATGTTAAATGGGATGTAATTGATAACAAAATGGTTCAAATACCTTCTATGACAAGAATTTCTGTACCTGTGTATAGACCAGATTTAAATTTTATTAATTTAACAAAAATAAGAAGATGATAAAAGCAATGAGAATTGCACAAACAATCGTTTGTACAATAAATAGTAAAATGTATAAAAAGACTTGTAACTCTAGTGATGAAATTCTAGAGTTGTATGAACAAGCTTTAAATACAGATGAGAGTGATGAACAAGAAGTAGCTGCATTAATTAATGCATTTGCTCCAACGCTAACAGCAGAAGAGAAACAAATTAAAGCTGAAGAAGAAGCGTTAGAAAATGAAGCTAAAGAACAACAATCTTTGTTAGAATGGATGGATAACATTCGTAGTCTAGGAGATGAGCATTTTGAAGTAATAGGGCTAAAGTTGTATATGAAGAAAATCAACATTACTGTTCCTGAATTTCTAGCTATAGAGTTTGCTAAACGTAGAGATAATCAAGAAGATTTATCAGCAATGATGAACTTTTGGAGACTGTGTGCATTAAATCCTGACCCTAGATGTAGAGAGGATTTGTATAAATTCTTAGTACAAAACAGTATGACTGTAACTCCTATGGGTTACTTTGTAGCATACCGTAATGCTAATCTAAAGAATGCAGGTAACATATTGTTAAATGATTTTGTAGCTGAGCAATGGTTAAAAGTTAAGACTGCTAAGAAAGGTCCTAAAAACTATGTTGTAGTATGGAATAATGAAGATAATCATTATGAGTTAATACATCAACAAAAATGGGATATAGTAAAAGATGAAGAATTTACTACCGAAGAGTGGGACGATGATGAAGAAGATTACTATGACGAAACATACGATTTGTATATTTACAAAGGTAATTTACAAGATTTGTATGTAGATTTTGTTAATCTAAATGCTGAAGATAAAACTGTATACACAGATGCTCATAGTGGTACTACTCGTATTGTGATTGGTGAAACTGTTAGTTTACCTAGAGAACAAGCGGATGCTAACCCTGATGTTAGCTGTAGTCGTGGGTTGCATGTAGGTGCTAGTACTTGGTTGTCTCAAGGTTATTTTGGTGGTGTAGGATTAGTAGTGTTAGTGAATCCGATGAGTGTAGTAAGTGTTCCTCATGCAGATGCAGGAAAACTAAGATGTTTAGAGTATTTACCTGTTGGATTAGCAGAATACGATGAAAACGGTAAGATTATCCCTATCAGCACTACTACTTTTGAATATGATTATGCAACACATACACAAGAACAATTAGAAGAGATGGTTAAAACAACTCCTATTGAGTCTTTGAAAGAGCATGAAATTATTCCTAAAGAAATTAGTCTCACTGCATTAAAAGCTAGCTTACAAGGTTTACGAGTAGACCTAGATGAGATGACTAGAATTATTAACGGTAGAGTAACAAATGTGTAGATGGTTAGTGAACTTACATTAGAGTTCCCTGAATTTATTACACATATTCCTAAAAGCAAAAAAGAATGGGTGAAGATTGGCTACAACAAAATACACGCAGGTGTACACTTCTCAACAAGAGGTGCTTTAGTTGCAGCTATGCATGGATATATTGAAAAACATATTCCTGCAAATTTAACTATACACGGTCCTGTTGAAACACACTTGACCGTGTATGCACCCATCAACTATGGGTCAATGAAAATGTTGTTAGATAAAGAAACAGGGAGAAGGAGAATAAGCTGGAATCCACCGTTAAAAAATTATAAACCAAATTGGGATATAGGTAATTTAGCGTTGATATGGCTAAAGTGTTTGGATGATGTATTAATCAAGAAAGGTATATTACCTGATGATACAATAGAGTTTCTACAGAGAACAACTTACGAGTTTAAATCTGTACCAACATTTAAAGAAAGAAAATTAGTTTACAAACTTAAAACGATTAGTACAAAATGAGTTATAGAGAAATGAGAGGATTAAATCAAAGTTCCCTAAAGAAGATTTTAGTAAGTCCTCAAGAATACCTTAAAGCAATAAACAAACAAGAAGATGAAGCTACACCTGAACATTTTTTATTTGGTACAGTTGTAGATATTATGTTGACAGGTAGTAAAGACGAGTTTGACGAAAAGTTTGTTAAAATACCTGATGAAACAAAGTGTAGTGATGCAGTAAAAGCAATCGTAGATGATGTAGCAAATTTTGCTCAAGTAGAAGTATTAACTGATGCTAGAGAAGAAATTTTAATTATCTGTAATAATAATAATTATCAATCTAATTGGAAAGATGATACTAGAATAGATAAAATTATCAAAGAAGGTAGTGAATATTTTGATTTACTAAAATCTATTGCAGGTAAAACACCAATTACAGAGAGTGAATATGCTAAAGCTGTAAATGCAGTAATGGCATTAAAAGCGGATAAGTATACTCAAATGTACACTAGAAAACAAAAAGATGTTGAGTACTTGGATAAATTTATTGTATGTTTTGGTTACGAAGGAGAAGAAATTAAAGGTGAATTAGATAGAGTAGTTATCAATCACAAAACAAAAACAATTACTCCAATAGACTTTAAAACAACAGGTAAATCTATGTTAGGATTTAACTATGATTTTTGGCAATTTAGATATGATTTTCAAGCTGCTGTTTATACTTATGGATTACAACGTCATAGTGACATAATAAATTTATTGGGACAAGGTTATACATTAAATAATTTTTTATACATTGTAGTCGAAAAATCATTAATCTACAATCCTCAGATTTTTGAAGTACATAAAGCTATTACCAAGATAGGTTGGGAAGGTGGTACGTTGAGTAATGGAAGAAGACTAGAAGGTTTTGTTCAAGCTGTACAACGTTATCAATTTGCAACTAAAAATGATGCTTGGGATTATAGTCAAGAGTATTACGAAAACGAAGGAAAATTATTTATTGAAGTATGAGTGTAAAATTTACAAAAACTGCCACTTTTTTATTTCCTTTACTAGAAGTACCTAAAACATTCTTTGATTGTAATATCAAAGATAGATTTGGTCGTCCTCAATACCACACTAGATTTCTAAATGCTTATTTAGAAGACAGTACTATAACAAAGTACAAAAGTGATGGTAGTGTGGATTATATATTTGTAGTACTAAGGAATTATCAAGATGTGGATTTTGATAAATTTTACACAACACTTCAAGCTTTTCCTAATTATGTAGATGATTACGATACTAACGATTGTTTAATTGTAGTATTTCGAGTACCTGATACTCAACAAATGAATTTTGATATTCTTAAGAACGGTTACTATTCCAGAGTTACACCAGAGGGACAAAAGTTAATCTTAGCTAATAATTTTTATTCAGGTAAAGTGTTTACATTACCTTTAATTTTTAGCAAAGCTTTAAACCTAAAAGAAAGTTGGGAAGAACGTTTAAGTAATCCAAATTCTGTAGTAGATTTAGGGGAACAAGAAGTATGGTCAATTATTAACTATCAAGATGAAGTGTTAGATGAAGAAATATTAAATTCACTAACAAAGAAGAAAGTATTAACACCAATGGGGGAGTTTTAAGGCTCCCCCTTATTTACATCAATTTTATGGGAAAAGTACCTTTCACAGAAAAGGAGGATGAGATTATATTACAACTCTTCAAAGATAACAGAGGAGTTGTAATATCTCATGTAGTGCAGAAAATCTCTACCTTAACGGGTAGAGGTATTTCTGCTATTTATGGTCGTTATTATGACAAATATAAATATCAATTAAAAGAATAAGTATGGATACACCAAAAGAAAAAGCAAAAAAGCTATTGACTTATTACTATTCTTATTTTAAAGGAGTAAAGTCTGAGTATAGTATAAAATTTTTATGTAAAGAATGTGCTTTAATTACAGTTGAAGAAGTAATAGCTAGTCATTACAAAGTTTTGTCAGGAGTTAATACTTCTGTTTATGAATATTGGCAAGAAGTTAAACGAGAACTGCAAATGTTATGAGTGTTGTAGAAAAAGTAGTTAGGAAGACATTTACAATTAGAGAGTCAGGTAGGTCGAGCGATTATATTACACCATCTTTTGGTTACGGTTGTTTAATTTCTTGTCACTATTGTTACATGAAACGTCACAAACCTAACGGCTTATCTGTTGCAAAGAATCCAGGAGATATTTTAACAAGTATTGATAGACATGCATATTTTTATGCAGACGTACAAAAACCTAATCAAACAGATAGTGAATATGTAACGTACGATTTAGCTTGCAACGAAGATTTTGCATTACATTCTAAGTTTTATCCTTGGGAAAAGATTTTTGAATTCTTTAGAATACATCCTATTGCAAAAGCTACTTTTGCAACAAAGATTATACCTGTACATTTCTTAAACTATAATCCTGAAGGTAAAGTTAGAATTAGGTTTAGTCTAATGCCACAAAAAATATCTAGTGTGTTAGAACCTAATACTGCACAGATTATTGATAGAATTAAAGCTATTGATGCATTTATTGATGCAGGATACGATGTGCACATAAATTATTCACCTGTTGTTGTATACGATGGTTGGTTAGCAGACTATGAAGAGTTATTTCAAATGGTAGATACGTATGTAAGTTATAAAGATGTAGTAAAAGCAGAAGTTATATTTTTAACTCACAATGAACAAAAACATCAATATAACCTAGAACATGGCTACAAAGGTGAAGAACTATTGTGGACACCTGAAGTGCAAGAATTTAAAACATCTACGTATGGAGGGGTAAATATTCGTTATAGACGAGATTTAAAGAGTAGGTATATTAAGGAGTTTAAGGAGCTACACAATAAAGTAGTCTGCTGGAACACTATACGATACATTTTTTAAAAAAATTAAAAAAATACAAATATGGGAAATGTTTATTTTATATCAGACTTACACTTTAATCATGAAAATATGGCTATCAAAAGAGGATTTAGTAATGCTCAAGAAATGAATGACCATATTATTAAATGTTGGAATAATGTAGTAAATAAGAAAGATACAGTTTGGATATTAGGTGACATAACAATGGAAAAAACAAAAGGTTATGAGTTATTAGCTAAACTAAATGGATTTAAAAAAGTAGTACTAGGAAACCACGATAAACCTCAGCATGTACCCGAATTATTAAAATATGTAAATTCTGTTTCAGGAATGGTTAAGTATAAAGGATATATTTTAACACATTGTCCTATACATGAAAGTGAAATTGGACGATTTGCTAAAAATATACATGGACATGTACATGAAAATAGTTTAAAAGATAATGGATATTTAAATGTATCATGTGAAGCGGTTGATTATACACCAATAAGAATATGAGAAGTAAAGAACACTGGATAAAAGAATTAGGTGAAGATTGGACAATGAGTTTACGAGGTATATTAAAGAGTCCTTATATGGACAAATTGATGAATTTTGTAACTATTGAGTATTCTCTTAATTCTTTATATCCGTTTAGTAGTAAAAATGTATTTGAACCTTTGAGAGATTGTCCACTAAGTAAAGTAGAAGTAGTAATAGTAGTAAAGGAGCCAGAGATTAATATCTCTAGGTTGTCATCGTTATATAGAGGAGATAGTTTAGACCCACAATACAGTATAGCATATCAGCATATTAGACGTAGAGTAGAAACAGATTTTTATGATGGATTTGTGTTAGATTTTGATTATTCTTTACAACATTGGATAGACCAAGGAGTATTAATATTACCTTTGTCCCTCACCACTCGTAAACAACAATCAGGTAGTCATTTGGTCCAATGGAATAGATTTATTCAATCTACTATTGCTACTATTTGTTTACATAAACCTGATACAATATTTTGTTTATGGGGTAAAGAAGCACAAAATATAGCTCCTTTATTAAAACATCAACATGTACTTTATGCAGATGACCCAGGATTATTAGTAGACCAACGCTTTGAATGGAAGTGTGACAACTTTAAAAGAATAAATACACTAAGAGAACAGTTATATGGGAAAGGGTCAGAAATCCATTGGTAGATACTATAAAAGAGTATTATCAATAGAAGAAGTTGCCCAAGTAGAAATAGATATTTTTAAAGGAATTAGTGAAGAAGAAATTAGAGCAAAATTTCAAATAACTATTGTTCTATATAAAAGTATTTATCAAAATCTAATATTTGATTCAAACAATCAATCAAGTGTTAATTTGGGACACAAACACACAGCATATTACACTGAAAAAGAATTATTAAAAGGTATACCTACGTATACTTTTAAGGAGCTATCAAAGCACGAAAAACAATTTTATTTAAATTATAATTTATGGAAAAAGTAAACAAAGAAGACATTGTATCAATGATTGCACATTGGAGTACTGTATTTGCATTACCTATTAAAGAGGAAAAAGAATTTCCTCATAGAATAAGAATGGAGTTAGCAGTAAAACTAATTGACGAAGAGTTTTTAGAATTATGTGATGCAATAGATAACAAAGACCTTACTGAAGTACAGGATGCATTAGGAGATTTATTGTGGGTTACTGTAAGAGCAATGATGGAATTTGGTATTAATCCTTTAGAGACGATTAAAGCAATTTACGATAGTAATATGTCTAAAGCAGATTTCTCACTAGATAATGCAGAGTTAACACGTAACAAATATCTTAAACAAGGTATAGAAACTTACATGAAAGAGACTGATGGTATATGGTTAACATATCGTACAGCAGATGATAAAGTGTTAAAAGGTATAGGTTTTGAACATCCTAATTTTAAATAGTATGATAGCTGTTGGAAGTAAAGTAGAATGTGTAGACGATAGTATTAGACCTGATAGAGTAGTGTTTGTACATTACAATTATCCTATGTGGGTTAAAAAAGGTACTACGTATACAGTAAGAGAAATACTATCTAATGATGATATTGTACCTGGATTATTACTAGAAGAATTAGTTAATCCAGGAATTTACATTAAGTTATTAGATAGAGTTCAAGAACCTGCGTATAGGTTAGACCGCTTCAGAGAGTTAGAAGACGACAGAGAAGCAGTAGAAGAGTTAGAGGAAGTAGTTAATTTAGAAATAGAATTAGGAGTATGACAACAGAAGAATATTTAAAGCATTTAGAAGATTGTAAAATAATAATCAAAGCTCAAACAGAAAAGATTGAAAGATTAAAATCTACTTATATTGCAAAGAATCAACCTTGTCAAATAGGACAAGAAATAGAAATAGTATTAGCGAGTGGTAGAGTAGCAAAAGGTACTGCACATACATTTGGTATTTTGCAAGACAAACAAGTATATGTAACGGCTTATAAAGATAAGGTAGTTAAATATATTTCTACACCGTATAAATCAATTACAGTATTATCATGAGAGAGAAAATACAACCAGACACAGTTTGGAGAAATGTTACCCGTAAACAATTTATAACAATACTACATGTAGATATAAATGAAAATATGGTACATTATACAGACAATAGTGATAATAGTAGAAATCCAAAGGTACATAAGAAAAAAGTGGACCATATTCTACGTTTATTTGAATTTTCAACCGCAATTATAAAATAATAGGTATGACAGAAGAAGAATTTGATTTAGTAGTAGACTTTAGAATTGAAGAAATTAAAGAGACGTTGCAAATTAAAGGTAAAGAGTATAAACGTAATAATGACCCTTTACACAATTTTGAAGTAGCTGCACGTTTAGGTAATACAACAAGAGAAAAAGCTCTATGGGGATTTGCTCTTAAACATTACGTATCGTTTATGGATATGTTAGATGATATAGAGAAAGGTACTTTACCTAAAACAGAAAAAGTAGATGAAAAGTTAGGAGACTTAATAAACTACTTAATACTATGTGAAGCATCTATCAAAGATAAGATTATTAACGAAGATGTTAATTTCTAATGGAAAAGCCATCACAAGAAGCAATAGAGTATGTAACATTGCTAACAGCATTTCAAGTAGTATTAAACTGTCAACTAAGTTTAAAAGATTCTAAATACATGCAAGGTAATGCTAAGTTAAAAGTACAAGAAGCAATTACTGCTCTTACACAAGTTAACTCAAAGAATCGTAATAATATTTGGAAAATTGACGAAATGAAATCTGCAGACATGCTTCACGCTATACATGTTATAGGAGAACAAGTTGCTAAGGGAGATGGAATAGCATTAATGGCTATTACACACCTTACACGACAAGGATTAGATTTTAGTAAATTAGAAGTAAAAGAACTAACAGAAAGACAAATTAAAAACAGAATGAAAAAAGACCTATAGAAATATAGGTCTTTTTCTTATTTCATAACTGAAGATACTGTACGTTCTAATCTTACTTTTTGTGCAGTAAATGGTAACAATTCTTCAACATGTACTTTTAATTTAGATTCACCTTTAAATGGTCCTGATGCAAATACATCGTCATCATCTTTTTCGTTAAATAATTTTGCAACATCACTACTTACTTGAGCAACATCTTGTACTAAACTAGCCATTGGAATAGCTGTTTTAGTTAACTTTTCAAACTCTAAAGGATTAGTATAAAAACCAATATCTGTACGTAATCTAATAGTTTGATTTAATAGGAAATTTGTAACTACCGCATCTTTATCGTCTTCATCATCCACCATTGCTTTTAAAAGTAATGCTAGACCCATTAAACCTAACATAAGATACAACTCTGTCATATTTTTACGAATATTAGCAGCATCAGTTTTTGTAAATCTATCTCCAAATTGAGTTTTCTGAAACATCAATTTTCTAGCTAATTGTTTTAATGTAAACAGTGTATCAGCCATAACTGAATACTCAGTCTGCATGCCAAAAAATTTACCTACCAGACCTCCTAATACAGCTCCTCCTGCTGTACCTATTCCTGGTAAAACGGCAGTACCAATAGCAGCACCTGAAGCAGCAAGTTGTCCTGCTGTGTAACTACGGTATCTACCTTTTTTAATATAAGGTTCTTCACTACCGTAAGATAATGCATAATCAATATTAGGTGTTCCATCTTTGTTTTCTCCTGATTCAAATCTGTTAGCAAATCCCTCAAACATCCATGTACGAAATTGAGAAGCAGCTCTACCAGCAAATGTAGATTTAATTTGTAAAGCATTGTTATAATCACCATGATTCATCTCTACAATACGTTTGATTTTTTGAACCATTCGTAATTCATCAACATCAGAAGTATATCCTTCTTTTAATTTACCTTGAGCATCATAAGCTTCCCATAATTCTACATCTTCACCTGATGGGTTTTTAGCAGTAAATTCCATCATTGTGGCAATCATTACAGGAGCAATATTTAAGTACTCTGAACGTTCTTGTAAAGTAAAAGGACCAAATCTATTTAACTTAGATAAAGAAGATTTTTGAGAAGTATCAAAAAGTTCTTTATTAGAAGTTTGTAATAAATCCCATTTGTCCATTAATGTTCTAATTTTAGAAGCTGTGCTATTAGGGTCATTAAATAACGTATTAAAGGATAAGTTTTTACCTATAGAATTAGTAGTAAGCATGTAAGCTTTACGTAGTTTTTTCATAGAGTATTCTCGTCCATCTGAAGCTTGAATAATATTAGAAATAGTACCAAAGCCAATATTAGAAAAAGCAGAGAAAAAGTTCCACCCTAAGCCTTTAAGCGTCATCGCTTTTAATACTGTATCACCTGTACCACTTCCTGTACGGTAACCACCTAATGCATCGACTTGTTGTTGTAAAAATTCTTTTTGAGAAGCATCAGGTTCTTGCTCAATCATTGCTTCTATTTCTTTCTTTCTTTTAGCTTCTTCTTTAGTATACAATTTTGTTTTTGTAACACCTTCAATCTTTCTACCACCTGTACCGTAATATGTAGAATCTAATAAGAACTCCCAAGTAGATTTAAGATTTGCTAACCCTTCTTCTGTTGCTATATCACCACTAGGAGTTAATTGAGGTTCACCTGCTCTATTAACAACAATTTGTCTTCTATCCTGTTTAATAGCTTGGTCTAACAATTTAATTTGTGGTTCAATTGCAGACTTATGTTTATGTGCTAATACAGTTAATGAATAAGCTTTTAAAATTTTAGTAACATCCCAAGATTTTTGTTTAGATAAATAATCTCTAGCTTCTCTACCAAACTCTAACATTTCTTCTACTGTTGCAGGAACACCTGTGTTCTGTTTGTGCTCAATAGATTTTAGTCTTACTATATCTCTGACTTTAGCATTAGTGTCTTCAATAAATTGTACTTGTATGCTTTTTTCAATATCTTTAGTATTTGGATTAATATCAGAATAAATAGTAGAACTTTGGTCCGTAGTTGTTTGCAACTGTTTCATTTTGTCCCAAAAAGGAACTATCCCCATCATTAAACCTTTTTCTTTAAAAATATCCATTAGGTTTTTTTGAATAGTAGGTAATACACCTACTCCTAGTAAACCTTGTTTTTGTTGTGGTAATGTGTATCTTAAAGTATTTAAAGTATTCATCATGTACTCATGGTACGCTAATAAATCTTCGTCTGCTTCAATTTTTGCAAAATTAGCATCGTACCATTTAGTAGGATTGCCATTTACTGTTTTTCTAGGTACTTGCTCAGTATAATTTTTTAATCCTTTTGGTGCATAATAACTATCTTTACTTTTTTGACGAGATACAGGATTATCCATCATATCCATATTCCAGTAAGGAGAGTTTTCTCTATTCCAAGTTTCAAAATTTACTTCTTTTTCTGCATCAGAAAGTCTGTCATCTAATTGATATTTCTCATAGATAGCTTCTCTTTCTAATTTAAAACGTTCAATTTTCTCTTCTACTCTTTTAAGGTAAAACTCGTATCCTTTTTCTCCTAATTGAGCTTTTAATTCATTGATGTGTTCTTGTTTAGCACCTTCATTAAAAGTTACTCTAGTATAAATAGCTTCTGAAGGAATAATTCCATCTTCTATATTACTATCAGGAAACAAAATACGAGGGTCAAAAGTAATTGTATTTTCATTAGTCCAATCAAAATATTGTTTTACTTTATTTTTATCAATTTTAATCTTTTTAGTAACAGCATCTCTATTACCAAAAGCATTTTTCATCAATTGCTTACGTATTGTAAAAAACTCATCAGAGAATCTATGTACTGCTCTACCTGTTTCTTGACCATTAGCTGTAAGTTGTTTAAGAATATTAAAATTACCTCCAGACTTCTTTAAGAATTTTGTAGTTAATTCATCTAACACATCCCACATTTCTGATGCTTCTTGTACAGCTTTCATATTAGCTTGCTCAATTGCATAAAAACCTGCTGACAACATTGCATCTTTTTGTCTACTCTGATTTAATGTTAAACTAGCTGTTTTAGAAATATCACTAATACTTTTAAAAATTTCTTCTTGTGATAGATTTTCACTTGTAAATTGTTGTACAAATGCAGTAGTGTGTTTCTTTCTTAACGTTGTAATTTGACTTTGTAAATCTTGTGCTTTAGCAGCTAGTGCTCTAAAACGTGTTCTAATTGATGGAATAACTGTCCCATCAGGTAGAGTAATATCTTCGGAAGAGTTAAATTCGTCTTCGTCTAAGAAAATATGTTCATTTGGCTCTGTAGAGAAATCTCCTGCTTTAATCCATAAATCTAATACTCGTCCTGCATAATAAACATCACGTTCATTAATGGCTGTATTATTTAGCAATTGTCTAACTTCTGCTAATTGTTTATTACCAAATACTTCAACATCTTCAAATGCTTTAATATTACGAGATAATAAGACTCTACTTTCAGCATCTTCTAACAGTTGTTTTAATGAATCAATAGTAGCTAATGCTTTACGCATTACAGAAGGGTCAGTTTCTTTCTTAATTAATTGACGTTGTCTAATAATTTCTGAATAGATTTTATCCCTTCTTTTCTTTTCTACTGCTTCTACTTCTGATGGTGCAGAATCTATTAACTCATCTGTATATAAATCTGTGTTAACAAATTCTTTAAATCCTTCTATATCTTGTTTATTACCTAATATGTGTACTTGTTCTGGTTCAAAAATAGCTACTGTACCACCTTCTTTTTGTCCTG